CCCCTAGGGGGGAGGTGTGAATGGAGGGACAGGCAAAATGGCGCAGCCAAATCGTACCCGTTGGAAAGCTAGAGGGGCTAATACCCTCTTTGGCACCTACAGTCGACATTGGCCGGTTTTACCGGGCGCGCCGCATCCTGATCCAATAGTCCATTGGTCAAAGATAAACACGCCACATGAAATGTGGCGCTATATGGTTGACACGCATGGATTCTTGCAGGATGATTTTAATCCCTGTTACCATGAGCGTTATCTCGGGTTGTATGACTTCCCGTATTATATCTCATGGACAGCCGCTGATGGAGTCCACCAAATATCGACGTCTTATCGACGTCAGTTGGAGGATCCAGTCCGCGATTGCCGGATGATTCAACTCCCGCTTGGAACGTGGTTAGAAGATTTCTCAGCTCGCGCTGAGCATCATTTTATCACGCTCGTCGAAACCGACTACAGTTTAATCAATTTCATTATTGAAATGATTGAGCTGTGTGAGGGCAATGTCAACGTTCTAGTTAGCATGAAGAATGCTATAGAAAGTGCCATTCGCGGGTTTAGGCGTGCATACGAGAGATCAGGCAGCTATTGGCTAGCCTGGAATTTCGCTATCAAGCCTACGCTCAAAGACATATGGAATATGTTTCATACCTATCGTCGCGCTCAAAAGCGCCTCGAATGGTTAAAGAAACGTAACCACAAGGACACGAAAGTTCATTATCGGGAAGGGCCTCGTCAATTCTCAGGCACATCTCTTTTTGAGATGGCTAAAGATGATGTGACTCAACCTTATTATGAACCACCGCCAGAACTATTTGGTGACCCTCCTGCTTGGCAGGAGTGGTATGACTGGATAGTCCTGAAAGAGCACTGTGAAGTTGAATACGAAGCCACTGTCACGCTAACCGCGTGGGCGTGGATCCGTTTTGACATCCCAGATATGTTACTTGAAGGCATGGCTGGCTTAGGTATCGTGATTGCCGCTATGCAGGGGCTTTACAACCCACTTGCAATCGGCTGGGAGGCTGTGCCCTTTAGCTGGTTAATCGACTGGTTTCGCACGGAAGCTCATAAGTTGAGGGAGCTCGTTAAGAGTGATCTCAACCCGTTGGGCTATGCCACGCTGAAACAGGCCGGTTGGACAGCGAAGGTTAAGATCTTTGGCGAATTCTTCCATATGGGAGGAACCGACTCAGATCCTAGCGTTGAATATCCAAATGGATGGACACGCACAGCAGCTGGTTCTTTTAAGTACCAGCTTTATAATCGTCAACCAAATCTGCCAGAAGTGTCAGATAATCCCTTCCGCATACCATGGGAATGGTATCAAGCGAGTATCTTAGCATCTCTGATTCAACAGAAAAGGAGACGCTAGATAGAGAAACCCTAGCTTACTGGTTAATTTGCCAGAAAGGAGAACGAAAATGCCGCTAACATTACTTGCACTCGACAACGCGTCCGATGTTGAGAAGACTTTTACCGAGATCTCTAAAGATCGCAACACTGCCGAGTGGCTTAACACCACCGACTCTGATGCTGATCTGGATATCAGATTAATCGTCAAACAACAACTCATTGGCCGTTCGAAACAAGGCGTCCAAATCAGACGTTCCTTGGTTCAGACGAAAGCCATCGCTCCCACTTCCGTGGTTATCGGTGGCAATACTGTCAATGTCAACGAAGAAGTGACTGTCAATTTGACAATCACTACACCCGTTGGGTTATCAACACTTACGGCTGCCCATCGAAAAGATCTCGTTGCCTATATCCGCAATTTTGTGGATAATGGTGTCGTTGATCAGCTCGTTCAAGGGCAAGTGTAGGTGGTCGCGTGTGGAGCAAGATTAAAATCTTGCTCTCACGACTCTTTCTAACTTCTTTTGCTGATGCCCTAAAGCATTTGCATTTTAAGTTAGTCGTGTCGTGGCGAGGAAGTAAAGTAAGGCGGCGTGGAGACTCAACCAAAAATGGAAAGTCCGAAAAGCCACGCTCAGGATGAAATCCTGATTCTCGTCATCCAAACGCTCGTCGATGCTTACGCATCGCTCCGTGTGTGTGACCCTCAAATCATTCGCAAGAATGATTTTGATCGCGATCGAGATTATATCTCGAAGCGCGTTCAACATGAAGGTCTGACCTTCCTCACTGTGAACCTTCCAAGGTTAGGAGAGTTCTTAGATGAGGTTGTGTGGAATCAGCGAAGATTAGAACGCGTCGAAGGGTTTTCACCCTACGATGGCCTCTATCCTTGCTTTCTCCGCCCGTTTTGGATTTATCTAAAACAGGCCCACACCCGGAATGACGAAGCAACAGCCCGAGTGTATCGTATTTTGCGAACACTCTTACACGGACTAAAGAAGTTAAATCTTCCTTTTTCCGAGGAAAAGGCCAAGTTAAAGCTGGATAGTTTTCTATCCATCGAATATGAACTTCAAGAGCAAAGTATCCCGGATTTACCGTGGATCTTCTACTCCCAAAAGCTCTTAGACGAATTACTTTCAGGATATTCTCCTGATTGTGATATGCCTAAACATGGTCCTGGTGCTGTTGCAGGTGGTGAACGCCATAATGCAAAGTGGGTTTGGACAACCCTCTTTGAAAGCGTTCATGCTGAATATCCTTACTGGGAACATATGTTTCCAGTTCGCTCTGCGATAGGAGATTTCAGCAAGCGATCCCGAGCCCTCCAAGTTGCCGAACAGGCGGGAACATACCGCTCTCTGACGAGAGTGGCAGAACCCACTGCTAGGCTGTTGATGGTGCCCAAAGATTCTCGCGGTCCCAGGATTATTTCCTGTGAACCGAAGGAACTTATGTACCTTCAGCAAGGTGTGGCAGTGCCATTGATGTATTACATCGAGAATCACTACCTCACCCGGGGCCACGTGAATTTTGAAGATCAAAGTATTAATGGTTCCCTTGCATTATCGAGTTCCTACTCGAATGATCAAGATACCATCGATCTTTCTGATGCTTCAGATCGCGTGTCGTGTAAGCTAGTTAGACTTCTCTTTCCCGAACGGGTTAGTAGAAAGTGGCTAGCGTTACGATCGACTGCTACCCTTCTCCCTGATGGGAGGGTTGCCAAGTTATGCAAGTTTGCTCCGATGGGATCAGCATTATGCTTTCCCGTAGAGAGTCTTGTATTCTGGGCTATAGCAGTTGGGTCTATTTGGAATGAGACCCATGATCAGCTCACCGCGTGCCGTGCTGTCCATGTATACGGCGACGATATAATAATCGACGCCGCCTACACAAACACGGTTATGGAGGCGCTCACTTCTTGTGACCTTGTGGTCAACAAGGAGAAGAGCTTCTTGGGTAACCATCCTTTCCGCGAGAGTTGCGGCGTTGAGGCCTGGAAAGGCCACATTGTCACTCCTTTACGCGTTAAGAAGTTACCTCCTCGACGACCCACTGACGCGGATGCCTTGGTCGCTTGGGTCAGTTATGCTGAGAATACTCAGTATCTCTGCCCCTCACGATCGAGTTACGAAATGGAGATAGTCGAAAGGTTTCTGGGCCCGATCCCTCGGGTCCCATTTCCTCAAGCTTACCTCAGTATTGTAACCACTAACGATCATTGGAGTCTTTCTGACTACAAAGATCCGAAATGGAGCAACGCTACCAGTTACTGGAGCGCTAAACTCTATGCCGTCAAACAACGGCGCCGGGTTTCTGCGATTTCCGGCTGGTCTCGCCTTCAACGCAACCTCGTTCAGAGGGCGTTGACGGGCGACCCGTCAGTGGTAGTGGACAGATCATCCACTCTAATTAGTAAGCGGCGTTGTAACGTCACTTACTTGGGGATCGAAGGGGTGTAAACCACACCTTTTTTAGGGGGACCTTGATGGTCGCAGGGGCATCATCCCCC